TATACCTTTAAAAAAGGTATAGCCAAATTATATACCTTTATAAAAATATTTGACTCCATCTTTTACACCTTTTAACATTTCAAACGCCGATTATTTATAAGACGTTTTATATAAATAATAACTCATTTGACTTTTGGTACCTATTTTCTGGTCTTTAGCACTCTTAAAAATATTTTCATATTTTTCTGGTCTTCTTTCATAAATATCCTTAAATATATTTTCATATTTTTCTTTAGGCATTTCACTTATTATTTCTTTATTAATTAAATTATTTGTAAAGTATTTTTTTATTTCATCTTCATATTTATCTACAAATGTTTTAGTTGTATCTGGTTTTGACATTATTATAATATAAATTATAATTATAATAATTTTAAATCAATTTTTTTATAAATAATCGGCGTTTGAAATGTTAAAAGGTGTAAAAGATGGATTTTTATAAAGGTATATATATATAATGTCGGCAGGTTCAGCAGCTTCGAATTTAGGTTATTCTAATATTACACCTAATAGTAATATTAACGGTAATTTTATAAATAAAGATAATTCTCATTATCCAGGAGGATTTGGTAGCAATCAAATACCTGGGCTTCCTGGTTTAGCAGGGGCAAAATATAATGTTGATGCGGCAGCCGCGCGTGTTCCAGGAATATGTATGTCTGGTGGAGGAAAAAAAAGAAAAATAAAAAGGAAAATAAAAAATATCACTAAAAGATATAAGATGACGAAGAAAAGTTTGAAAAGAAAAGCTTCTACTATGAAAAGAAGAATTAAAGCTACTTTATCTAGGGCTCTTGGTAGAACAAGAGCTGTGAGTTTAGCACGAACAAGAAGTTTAGCCGGAGGAAAAAAATCAAGAAGAAGAAGAGGTGGTAATCCATTTATGGCTTTAAGAATTGGTAGAAAATTATTTGGTAAAAAAGATGAATCGTCAGAAAATACAATACAAGAAGGTGGGTATTCTCAATATCAAAATAATATGCCAATGACACAAACTTATTCTACTGGAGGAGTTTTGAGTGCGGCTAATTTAGGCTTAGCTAATCCAGTGCCATATAAAGTGCTAAGTAATGAAAGTAATTGCGTTGATAATTATAATCATTTTAAAAATTCTGGTTTTCCTAGCAGAGGACATTAAGGATAGATTTTTATATAATTAAGTAAATTATATAAAAATAATAAGATAATAAAATAATATGGAAGAATTATGAAATTTGGGTTTATGATAAAAAAGGAAACAAGATAGTTCATTATTAGATTTCTATTTTTTTATTTTTATGAAACATTTTCCAACAAAATTTTTATTATTTTCTTCTTTTTCATCATCATCATCTGATTTTTCTGTATTTAGTTGAATATTTTTTTTACATCCAGGTTTAAATATAATATTCCATTTTGTAGCATCTAAATCATATTCATAACTATCAGTCCCAATTATTTTATAATTTTGTTTTTTATAATATGATTTACGTTTTAACCACTGTCTCTGAAATACATCGTGTGAATCAATAAAATCATATATAATTGGATTTTGTGTTGCGTGTTTAGCTCTTAATATTCTTCCAACGCATTGTACAATATCTGTTTTTGGAGTTATTAAGAATTCAGCATTCAATGTAGGTATATCTAACCCCTCAGAGCATAGACTATAACTTGCTAGAACAATCTGCTGTTTATCTGAGCGCTTAAGTTCGGATTCTGACATTCCTCCAATATAATATCCAACACTTGCTAAATTTTTACACACAATTTTTTTATAAATATAGTGTAATATATTTAAATTTTGAGCCATTACGATTGTATGTGTTTGGTTTAGAGGTTTAACATAAGGATTTTCAATATAATATTGTTCGTATTTTAATACTTTTTTACAATTAGGACACTTAGGTCTTTCTTTTGATGATTTTTTTTCGCCATCTGGTCCAATAAAATATTTAATATTTGTTTCTGCGGTTGATTCAATATTATTTAGACAAGGCATACAATATTTAACTATATTACAACACGTATTTTTTAACAAATAATTATTATTTTTACTACATATTTGACAACAAGGATTTGCATTATCCATATTTAATTTATGTTGTTTAATAATTTCTTTATCAACGTTTTCTACACAAATAAAATTATTTAACACTTTAATTACAAATTCTGTTCTACGATTATATTCACAAAGTTTTGAAATCATTGAACTATTTTGTGGTTGACCTTTATAATCTAGTATTGTATCATTAAAATCATCATCATTTACTTTATATGTAACAGCTCTAACTTCTACTTCTACTTCATCTTTTCTCTCTACTTTGTGAATTACTTCCCCTAAAAACATTTTAAATACCTTGGTTGTTCCATCTTTTCTATTCATTGTTGCGGAGAGCCCTAACATATATTTTGTTACAACTTTAAAAAGTGAATTTGAAAAAGTTTGACTTGAAATATGATGTACTTCATCTATAATTGTTAAACCAAATTCACTAAATAGGGATTCTGAATAATTTTTATTAATTAAACTTTGTAACATACATAGAACAATATCCTTATTTTCAACATCAATTATGTTTCCTTGGATTTTTCCAATGCGAGCTTTAGGTAAAAATTGTTGTATTCTTTCAATCCATTGATTCATTAAAAATTCTTTATGCACGATAACTATTGTTTTTTTCTTAAGACGACTTAAAATATTTAATGAACCTGAAGTTTTCCCCCAAGCACACGGAAGTTCAAGCAATCCACCACCATAATTTACTTTTTCTATATGTTTAATATATTTTTCTATAACAGGTATTTGATAATCTCTAAGTTGTCCATTAAAGTCTAAATTAATATCAGTTCCTTCGCTAATCTTTATTTCTTTTGGAGGTCCAAATTGTTCTACACCATAATAATGTGGAACATATAACTTATTTGACGATTCTCTATAAACTGGAAATGTTATGTCACCACCGTTTCCTGGCGCACCAGGTGTATAAGGTCTGACCATTAAATCTTTTTTAATTTGATTTTGTTTTTCAATACTTATTTCATTTTTAGGTATAGTATATCCTTTTTGACCTAAATATGTATTAATTTTTGAGTTTTCCATTTTGGTTATATTATTTAGTAATATCTTTCTATATTCTTTTCAACTTTTTTTTAACCTTTAGAAAAGGTTGAGCCAAATATGGGTAAATACATTTAGAAATACTGAATTAAAGTAAATATATTCAAGAAAGTTTAGAAAAATAATTAATTTTGGCTCAACTTTTTTTGAAACTTTGTAAACAAAGTTGAATTTTTATAAAAGTAGATATATATAATAATGGAAGATTTTTCTGGATTATTCAAAAAAGAACAAATGAGTCAACTGTTGTTAATAATTTTATTTATAATATATTTGATTATGGGATATAAAACTCCTGAACCAATAGCTAATATAGTTGATACTTTAATAGGAAAAATTATTATATTTATTATGGTAATTATGTTATTTATGCACGCAAATCCTATTTTAGCTGTTCTATCTTTATTTGTTGCGTTTGATTTGATTCGCAGGTCATCTTCAGTAACTGGTATTGATGCTTTAAAAAAATATCTTCCAACTGAAGAAAAAAAAAGCTCTCAATTTACTGCTTTTAATCAATATCCATATACTTTAGAACAAGAAGTTGTAAAAAAAATGGCACCTATAGTTCAAAGTGGTTCTAGTTTATCAAAAGCATCTTATATGCCATTATTAGAAAATTTACACGATGCTTCTGTAATTAATTAAGTAACTATATAATTATTAATACACTAATTAGTAATTATATTTATAAACTACGTAGTTTTTTTTGGTTGGATTCCTTTAAAACTAGGCATTTTTATTTGAGTGTCAGTTAATTTACTAAAAGCAAATGCTAATCCAGCAAAAACTATAATAAATAAAATACAACCTACCACTATTTTCATAATAAGTTTTAAGGTTGACTTATCTATATCTATTCCTGAATCTGTAGTATTTTTAGTATTAGTTATATCTATTTGTTCTTCTGATGAACCAGTTGGTTGACAAGAAATGTATATACCTCCATCAACAGGACCGCCTGAGTTAGGACCTTTAGCATTAAAAAATAAATTATCACCTATCATTGGCAAATTAAAAGGTTTGATAATTGAACCTAAAGCAGTTAAAACTTTTTCATTTAAAGGAATAGCAAAATTTTTTCCAAATACAATAAAATCTGAAGTTGAATCACCGTATGTCCCAGAATAACTAAAAAAAGGTTTTTTAGGAACTATTTCATCTAATGTAAATCCAGATAAATTTAAATTTGTTGTTTCATTTGCTGCTGGAGCATTAGAAGCAGTTCCGGCTATTACTTGTGTTAGTAATGTTGAACCTGTTGTGGTATTAGTTGAGTTAATAATTGGGACACATACAAGTAAATTTTGTCCACCAGACTCAGGAGTATGGGCAATAATTATTTCAGCATCTATCTTGTTTTCATTAAATAAATGTAATGAAGGAGAAAATAACATTATTTTAGATACATTGTATTTTACTTCATTATATAATACTGGTGGAACATTACTATTATCATATGTTAAAGAAATATTAACTCCATTATTTTTTACAGTTAAATTACTTTCTTTATATTTAAAATTGTATGCACATTTTAAATCACATTTTCCATAAATATTTTTTGGTGATATGTTTATTGCCTTTTTTGTTAAGTTATTACTCATTAATATAACTATATAAATAAAAATATAAATTTATTTATATAGAAATGAAATTAACTAAAGGTAAATTATCAAAATTATTTAAAAAAAATAAACAAAGTCATAAAAAAAGAAACAATAAAAAAAAACATCACAAAAGAAATACATTTAGAAATAATAAAAAGATTAACTTAGCTAACAAAACATTAAAAAATCTTAAAATTGGAGGAACAAATCCAGATGAACCAGAGGTTACTTCATTAAGTCCTTCTGAAGAAGTCAATAATGTAATTGATACTAATTCTGATATACCAGTAGCACCTCTTATTAAAGAAGATACTTCTAACCAAGATACTTCTAACCAAGAAAATGCTGGCGAAATAGAACTTACTTCGTTAGCTGCTCCTGAAGAAATAAATAATGTGGTTGATACTAATTCTGATATACCAGTAGCTCCTCCTATAGAAGAAAATGTTGAAGAAAATAATGATAATGTTGAAGCTAATTCGTTAACCGAAGAAAACGCAAGTGAACCTATTCAAAATCCTAATGAAGAAAATGATATTAAAATTCCTACAACAGTTATTGATGAATCAGATTATACAGAACCTTCAATACCTGGGGCATCTGTTGAAGAGACTATTGTTACTCCTGAACCTAATAGTATTAATAATAATTCAGAAAATCCAGAATTATTAAAATCATTTGATATTGTTCTTGATTATTTAGCAAAAAAAAATTATTGATAAATTACCAAATAATTCTAATAATCCTAATACAAGAGATTTACAAAATGGGTTTAATGCTATTAAGGAGTTATCAAATACTATGGGTAGGTCTGCTTCAGCTCAAAATGCCCAAGAAGTTATTAACTCAGAAGAAATAGCGCAAATTCAAGAAAATGCTGATGCTGAAAAAGAAAAATTATTAAAAGAACAAGAAGAGGCCGAAGCCGCAAGATTAGAACAAGAAAAAGCTGATGCTGCGCAAAAAGAAGAAGAAGAAGAAGCCGCAAGATTAGAAAAAGAACATGAAGAGGCTGAAGCAGAAAAAGCATTACAACAACAACAAGCTGATGCTGAAGCCGCAAAATTAGAACAAGAGCAACAAGAAGCTGATGCTGAAAACGCAAGATTAGAACAACAGCAACAAGAATTAGCAGCAGCTCAAGAAACACAAAAAAATGCTGCTGCTGAAGCTGAAAGAATAATAGCTGAACAACAAGCTGATAATGCCTCTGCGGAATTAGCTTTAAAAGAAAAAGAAGAAGAAATAGCTAGACAACAGGCTCAAGAATTATTGAACAATGAGGCCTCAAAAGAAGCTGAGGAAGAACTACCATCAGTAGTGCCACAAGAAGTGCCACAAGAAGTGCCATCAGAATTAGAAGAAGTAACACCACAAGTAACACCACAAGTAACACCAGAATTAGAAGAAGTAATGGAGTTAAATGATTCTGATACTATAAAACGAAGAAATCGCAGAAAAACGTTAAAAAAATCAAAAGCAGAAAAAAATTTAAATGTTTCAAAAGGGGGAACACGAAAAAAAAGAAAATCTAAAAAAAGAAAATCTAAAAAAAGAAAATCTAAATAAAAGGTAAATATTTTATTACATCATTTTCATAAATAGTAGTTTTGTAAGCTTCATTTGCTCCTTCAACATAAACAATATCACCACCATATATTTTATTAACACCATATTCGTTAGATGCGTTTTTTCCTTTAACTTTTATAGGTAATTTAACATTATTATGTTGATTACTTATACAATAATATTGCCACATATCTCGATTTGAAAAAACAGGCCTTCCCATAAGAGGTAATACATTATCTTTACTTGTTCCTTTTGATGGTGTTAAAATACCAACCTGTCTATAACTGGTATCAACAGCTCCAACATTTGTAGAAATATTAATTGGAACTCTTCCAGGAGGTATAAAATTTGTTTGAGGAATTAAATATCTTTCATCTCTTAAAGGTGCTGCGTATGGGTCTAATAATACATCACTTGCTAAATTATTATATGGATAATTTGGCATTCCAAACCAATTACCAAATCCGTATCCAGAATTTTCTTTAACAACAATTTTTTCAGTTGAATGTGTGTTATTATTTATTTCTATTTTTTGTTTAAATAAACTAGAATAAATAACATAACACACTAATATTATAGCAATTATTAAAAAAAACATTGTTAAGTTTTCAATACAGATTACACCATTCGGACATTTTTTCATATTATATAAATATAATTATAATATAAAATATTATTTATTATTTTTTAGAACCAGCAGTAAAACCCTTGGCTAAATCAGCTATATTATTTCCACCAGAACCCATAAGTCCTTTTGCTTGGTCAATCATAGGTCCAACAGACTGCATTAAAGGTCCCATTTGTTCTACTAAAGGACCCATGCTTTTCATAGCTTCGGCAAGTTGAAGTTGTTGTTTCATTAAGTTTTGAGTATCCCCAGTTAATTTTTTTATACCATCTCCACCAATTATTTTATTTAATTCGTCATATGCGTCTTCAATAGTTGAGGCATAATCAATATCATATTTTCCTTTTTTATTTCGACCTACTTCAAAAGATTCTTCCATTAATTTATTATTACTATTGTTAGATGTATTATTATTATCATCAACAGGAGTGATAGGTAATCCTTGTTTTGTAGATGCTTTTTCATTTATTTTACTAATTGTATTTTGTAATGTATTGTTACTTGCGTCTTGACTAGAGTTTTGATTATTAGTATTTGAATCATTATTATCAGAAGATTTAGGATTTTCCATTCCTTCTTTAGCGGTTTTACCCATTACAAATAAATTTACAACAAATAAAGGAATACCAAGAATTAATATCATATTTCTGCTAAAGTATTTTACTAATCCAGCTACTAATAAAAAAAATATAATAGCATTAAAATTACCATAAACTAAGTATCCTATAATGTTAAAAAATGATAATATAAAAATAACCCTTAATAATATACTACTTGATAGTATCTTAGAAATATTAGCTTTCAAATTCATTGTATATATAATATTTTAGATTATAATTTATTTTCATTTGTTTCATTTGTTTCATTTGTTTCATTTGTTTCATTTGTTTCATTTGTTTCATTTGTTTCATTTGTTTCATTTGTTTCATTTAATTTATTATTATAACCAAGTTTTAATTCTTGATTAACATCTAAATTTTTCCATATAATATTTATTAAAAATGGGGTTAAAGTTATTTGTCGTTGTTGTACAAAATTATATGTGTCAGATTTTTTATAATTTTTAATTTTTTTAAAAGTAGAATATTTTTGTGTTAAATTAAATTGGGTTTTTATTGATTCTAAAGTTCCTTCATAATTATTTAATAAATTTTCATAATTTATTAAGACATAATTCTTAACTTTAGTTGGCATAATATTCATTAAATAATCATTTTTTAATTTTCTTAACTCAAATATATTTTTATATGCCTTGTTTGTTATGTAATTTAAATCTTTAGTCATTGTAGTATATCTATAAATTTTTTTAGGTTTATTATTAAATAACACAGTTTGTAACTTTGGAGCAATTTCAATTTCATCGTTTACAGAATAAAATTTATTAAATAAAAAATTTTTTAAATTTTTTCTATTAATTTCAGGAACGTGATGTAATTCTTTTGAAAAACTATTTATCCAATATATTGGATTTCTTATTATTCCTATATAAAGAGTGTCATCAAAATTTCTTTTATTATAATCATTAAAACAAAAAAAATGTTTAGACCCATGTTCCCATGAAATTTCTACGTTAAAATTTTCTAAAATCACATTCTCTAAAAAATTTGTGCCACTACATCTTTCGCCGTATATAATTACTTTTTTAATATTTATCATATAAATATAAATATAAATATTAAAATAAATTTAATAAATTTAATAAACCTATAAGTATTTTTTAGTTTTATTTTTTCTTCTGTTGCTAAATGAATTTTTAGATTTTTTTCTAGAAGAAGATGTGCTGTATATGTATCCTCCTTTATATTTTTTTTTAGTTTTTTTAGTTTTTTTCCCCTTTTTATATCTTTTATATCTCTTACTACCACCAGAACTGCTTTGAATACCTTGTAATGTATTACTAATACGTTGTATTTGAGATGTTGTAGATTGAAATTTTTTTACTAATTCGGCTTTATCTACTTCTCTTTTTTCTGTTCTCATTTTGTTCAATAATTCCATCGATTCATTAATTACGTTAGTAGCAGCAACTATTCTATCAATAAAATCTTGATTTTCTGCTCGTAAAGCAACTAGTTCTTGTTCTTTTCTGTCTTTTTCTGTGTTTACTTCAGTTAAATTTCTTTCAAGCTCTTGAATTCTTGTTTGGTTATTAGCATTTTGCTCAGTTAATTCACGAACTTGTGTTTCTTTTGTCTCAACAGCAGTTGTTAGTTCTTGAATTTGTGCTAATTTTGCTTGAACCTCACTTGTTAAATCTTGTATTTGTTTGTCTTTATCTGCGATTCCTGTTATTATTTTATCTTTTTCTTCATGTTGTGTTGTTAATTCAGCTACTCGTGCTTCTAATTCTGTTTTTTGTTGAGTTAATTCTTCAATTTGACGTTTTAATGGTTCTATTTGTGCTGTTAATTCTCGTATAGTTAATTCGTGTTGGTCAATTTGGCTTTGTCTATTATCTAATTCTGCCTTGCTACTTTGCTTAAGTGCTTCTAATTCTTCTTGAATTGCTAATTTAGTTGTAGAGAATTGCTCTAATTCTTTCTCACACTCATTAATTTTTCTTTGTTGTTCAGCGCTTAATTCTTTGCACGCTTGTAGTTCTCCTCTAAGTTCTTGAAATTTATTTGCTACTGATTCAGATACCTCTTGTAATGCGGTAACCTGACCATCAATAGTTGAAATATTTTCTGTAATTAATGCCATTAGTTGATTATTATTTGTTTGTCTTTCTTGAACCAATTGTTGAATTTTACCAATACTAGAATTAAATTGAGTAATAAATTCTTTTTCAGCCATTTTATATTATATATTTATATTTTTGTATAATAAATATATTAAAATTAAATATCATTATTAACAATATCATTATTAACAATATCATTATTAACAATATTATTACTTTGAATTACTTCATCTAAATTATATTTTATTGATTTTAATTCTTTAATGATTTTTTTTTGTTCGTGTCTTGCGTCTTTTACATTTTGCTTACTTAATTTACCAGAAATAGATAAATCTTTTACATAATTATGTAATATTTCTAAAGCTTGAATTTGTTGTTGTTTTTGTTTTGTTATATAATTAGAATAATTAGAATAATCATTTTTAATTTCTTCTAAGAAACGATTTTGCTTTGATATTTTTTTATATTTAATTTGTTTTTCCAATAATATTTTTCTTTTTAAATCAATTAGTTGTTGTAGTTGAATAAATTTTTCATCTTTGGATGCTAAATTCATTTGAATTGGTAATATTATTTCCATTCTTATTTTAAACAATTATTTTATTATTAAAAAATGTATTTATTATTAAAAATGAATTTAAAATCTTCCCTATATATTATTTAGGATGTCTACGAAAGTTATTGAACCTTTACTTGCTGCTGACGATAATAGATTTGTTATGTTTCCGATAAAGCATAATGACATATGGGAAATGTATAAGAAGCAAATTGATTGTTTTTGGCGCGCGGAGGAAA